TCTGTTAATAGTACATAGGTTAGTTATTGTTGTACTTTCTCCTACTTTGGTTTCTCCATTATAGGTTTCTATCTTTGCTTTAATGTTTACTGTGTCATCATTTCCTACTGCATTGTAGATTATGTCTTTCGCTGCATCAGGTAGTCTATATACTGCTCCACTTGTGTTATATACTGTTTTATCTAGTTCGGTGTCATCACTCATCATCATTGTTAAGTAATAAGTCCACTCGTTGACATATTTTGTATATCCTATTGAAAAATCAGTATCTATATCATTACCACTAAAGGAATCAATATTTGCTGCTCTGTTTAGTGTTGTTAATGTTAGGTTTCCACCACAGTTTCCTGTACCTGGTCCGTATCCTCCACCACCACTACAAGATGCCGAACAACTTATTGTTTTTGAACCATCATTATTGTGTCCTATTGTGTATGTTCCACTTGCTAGTTTATGTGGTTGATTATATCCTACGTCTGTTGTATCTACTCCACTACCACTGTAATTTACTCTTTGTGAGCCATCTATTATTACTTTGTATGTAAACGGAGCTGCTGCAAATCTTGCATTTCCATTTACGATGTATAGTGTCCATGTTACTGTACTTTCATTTGTGCTAGGACTTGTACTTGTTTCATCAACATCTAGTCTCAGTTTATAACCACGATACTGTGTTGTTGCTTCAAATCTTGCCATATATTACCTCCTAGCTCGAATACTTGATATATATGTCGCCATCAGAACCACCAGTAGGTGTTGCAGTTCCTATTGTTATCTTTGCTTGTAATGTTGCTACTGTATTATCTATTTGTGTCTTGTTGTAATATGTTGAACTCAAACCTGATATTAATGCGTCTACTTCGTCTTTTGAATATGTTGTTGCTATTGTGTCATCAAGTTCTTCCGTTAATGTGTTGTTTATATAAGACTTAATATCATTACCAGCTTTATCGAATCTCTCTTTTAATTCATCGGCTGTTAAACCATCTGTTACATTTGGTCTATCGTGTAATGCTTGTATGTTATTTAAGTTTGCTGTTAATTTTGTTAAAGCCATATTTACCTCCTATTTACTTTCTCCATTTCCTTCTAGTTTTAAAGCAAGTTCTAGAATAGTACAGTCATCAGTATTGTTGTTGTCTATTATTACTTTTAAGTTCGTAAACTTCTTTGCTTTTATCTTTAACCTAAAAGGTTGTGGGTCAGTTGATACTTTAAATGTGAAATCACTGAAATCAACGTCATCTAAGAACGTTAATTTATAAGATATTACTTTCTTTTGTGGTGCTTCATTTCTATTTGATACATACCCTATTTCTGCACTTGCTGACGCTTGTGGTTGCATTAATACCCATAATTTACGCATTGTCTTACGTTGATAAGGTAGTCCAAAGTTAGAAAAGTTCATTTCCCAGTGTGCACTGATTAGTTCATCGTCAAATTGTTGATAGCTATTGTCAAACTTATATAATGCTCCTCCTACACTCGTAATATACATATTTCTTCCTACTACTTGTAATAAGTCCGTATCTATTGGTACTGTTAGTCTTGAAAAAGTCTTATTAAAATAGTTATAAATGTATATCTTGTTTCCTAGAGAAAGCCATAATTGGTTCTTGTCTTGAAAGTCGCAAGTCTTTGCATACTTTAAGTCCATAGCTACTAAGTCATCTCTTATTTTGTCTGAGATAACTTCCATGTTACGTTCATCACGTACATTAGTAGACTTCCATCTGATAAGTTGACCTTTTTCTATTGTTACTGGGTCGTTGTTTATTACTTGACCTTGTGCAAATGCAATATTTCCATGTACTTCATTTAAAGGAAGTGTAACTACGCTAGGAGTTGAATAACCATTTACGTTGATTAAATCTATTCCTATTTGGTATGCTTCAGGTCTATTTGTAGTAACAAGTAATCTATCGTATTGTCTTGTGCAGTCAGTTACTGCAAAGTTAGATGTTCCTATGTCTACTAAGTTAGTTGCTGGGAAATATTCAACACTAGGTGCTCCTCCAGCCGTTGCACTATAACGTAATCTATTTGGTTCAGTAGAACTTCCGTATAAGAATACTTTTGTATCTACATCTCCACCATAGACAATTCCTGCCTTCATGTTTTCAATATAGCTTCTATTTCCATCACTCTTAGTCCAGTAAATATCTACGTTATCAGTACCTGCTGTTGGTATGTTATCAAACGTTACTGTTCCATTTGTTGTGTTTGCTGTATAGCCACTAGATAATTCAGTTCCATTTACGATAACTTTATCTACACTTGTGATACCTTTTTGTGCTAGTTGATATGTGCTAGATGTGCCATCGGCATTAAATGTCATGTGTTTCTTACCAGTTAACATATTTATTGGGTCATATTCAGTTCCTCCACCTGTTGGTGGTGTGTTCACATAAACGAGTGGTATATATCCTTCTACTTCTGTTAAAGTAGTTCCATCGTATGAATAATATTTATGACCATTTAGTATGTATACTTTTTTATCAAAAGAAAAAAAGGTAGTATCGTAATCGCCGACACTACCTATTAACGTTGGTATTAATTCTTCCCACTCTGTATCATCATCAAGTTTAGACTGTGGTATTTTATATAATTTGCCATCTGCAACTATTAATAGGTATGTTTCACTGCTTGTTATGAAAGTGTACGTACCTTTTATTTGTGATTCGAAATCATAAACCATTTTATAACCATCACATTTTCTAAGTTTATAATCGTCAGTTATTACAAAGTTAGTCATGTTTCCTGATTCACCATCTAAAATCTGCGTATCTCCAGTTGTTGTTAGGTTTAAACCAAGAAACTTCTTTATTACAAATGGTTTTATATCTTGATTTGTTGGTATTACGCTCATAAATACCTCCTAATATTGTAGAGAAGCACCATATATGTCTTCCCTAGTTTGTGGTTTTGATGGTTTAGGTTTTAAGAATATTCCACTTAGACGTTCATACTCTTGTTGCATAAAGTTTGCTAATGGTTTATTTTCATCACTCATTAACTTTGCTGCTAAACCATAAACAAGTAATGTATTTGCTTGTATATCATCAACTTGTACATCTTGATTATCTAAGTCAGTTATTGGTACTGGTCTTATATATTCAGAATATGGTCTATATCGGTTTTCTACACCAATAATCTCATTTTGTATTGATGTTAGTATATAAGGAGCTCTTGCTTTGTAATCGGCTACTGATGTCATATCAAGTTCTCCAGTGTCTGATATTTCGTCTATCATAGCCATTGTTTCTTTGAATACTTCTATTGCTTTCATTTAACCTCTCCTCTCATATCAAAGAAGTACGTTTGTACTTCTCTCATATCAAAGGAAAAACTCCTTTGATTATCTTACATAGAACCACTTGTAAAGTGTGCGTATGCTCCATCTTTCTTTGCAGCTAATACAAATGCGTCATAGTATACACGTCCTTCAACTAGGTTTCCGTTGATTCCAGGTGGGTTGTCATGTACTTTATATTCTGCTAATTTGTCAGCAGCTACTGTTACACTAGGATGTGTAATAATAAATGCACAGTTAGTTGGTAGATAAGAATCAGGTACTTTAATTAGTTTAACTCCATCAATTTCTCCAACTTGTCCATTTACTAACATCTTTTGAGACATATCTCCTGATTTAACAAATGTAGAATCTTGTTTAATGTATGTATAGAAAGTTGCACTTACTGCTGCAACACGTCCTGCTAGTGGTACTTTATGGTTGTCTAACCATTTTTGTCCATCTAAGAACTTAGCGTATGCGTTAGAAGCATTAACACTTGCACTTGCATATCCTCCGTTAGCTACTGCTCCAGAAGCAATTTTTCTAAGACGATATGCGTCTTTTGTAGGTACGATTACTTCATCAATTTCTCTTTGAAGTGCTTTACCAGCTCCTCTTACGTTCATAGAGTCAACATTGTTTCCTTTGTCGATTATGAAAGTAAACCCTTTATCTTGTGATAAAGTGTAATCTGCTACTGTGTCTTCTAACTCAGCAGGACTACCATACCTATTGCTAGATGCCTCTCTATTGTAGTCATTTAATGCTACTGTTGGTATTGAATATACGTGGATAGTTTTAACACCTTCCCAAGTGTAATCACGATTTATAAATGGTTCAGTTAGTGATTTTAACTTAAAACGCTCATCAACTTTTGAAGCGTATTTCTCGGCTAAATTTACTGCCATGATTATTTCCTCCTCTTAATTAGTTTTTTAATCAGAGTCAAAACCTTCGATAAACATGTCAATGGGTTCTTGCTTTTTAGTTGTTCCTGTTTCAGTAACACTTCCAATAGAACTCTTTGCGTTTTTCTCGTTTTGCTCTTTAATTTGTAATTTGGTCTCTAAATCTTTTATTAACCAGTCTTTGTATGCACTGACTAAATTACTGTTTAGTGCATTTTCAAATACCTCTTTAGGTACGTCCTCAGGTTTAACATTAGGAAATTGCTTTACAAAATCGTCATATTCTTTATTCTTTTGGCTTTCTTGCTTTGCTTTTTCTTCTTGTTCTTTTAACTGATTTTCTTTTTCTTGTAATTGCTTTCTTAATTGACTTGTTGCAATTACTTCTTTAGCAACATCTTCAGGCACTCCGTTGTTAATCATTTCTTCAAGACGTTCTTGTTCTTTTTTACGTTCTTGTTCTTTTTCGTAATTTTCAACTTGTTCGATGTAATCATCGACACTCATACCTAATTCTTTTGCTTTTTTTGAAACATATTGCTCGACTTTGCTATTTTGCAAGTTCTCATATTGCTCTTGCTTTTTGTCATAGTTAAGTCCTTTTTGAAAGTTAGTAATTAAGTCATCAATGTTTTCTATCTTTACTGATTCCCCGTTGTACTTAACTTTCTTGCTTAATGCTTCAAGTAGTGGTTTATAGTCCACTTCCGTATCTTCCTCTTTAGATTCTCCAGTTTCGTTTGGTGTACTACTTTCTGTTTCCTCTTTAGTCTCAGTTACGTCTTGACCTTCAGTGATTAATTCATCGTTTACTTCACCGAAAAAGTCGTCATCGGATACTTCTGTATCGACAACTGGTGTGTTGTTTTCAACTTCGTTTTCCATTAAAATTAAATCTCCTCTCCTGCTATGGTTGGCAGTGTGCAATTAGGTGCACAATAAAAGGAAGTATTGCTACTTCCCTATGTTCTGCATCCAATTATGACTGTAAGCCACCAATTTGACCTACTTTATTCATAGCTTCAACATCATTTCTTCCTATTGCTACTTCAGGTTGTACTAATTGTTGAAAACCATCTTCTCCCATTGTGGTTGCTTCCATGTCTTGTACTTGACCCATACCCTGTGTTCCATCTTCTAATGCTCCCATCATTTCTAGAACTGTTTGTTCCATTTGTTCAGGGTTTAGTTGCATTAGGTTAGCTCTTTGTTCAGGTGGTAGTGTATCTATGAATTTACCCATTAAGTTGTAAATTGCTGTCTTATACATGTCTTTAGCTTCAATAGAACTTATTAATTCTTGCTTTTGAGGTATTAATTCATCAGGTACTCTCTTTAGATATTCTACGAACTCTATTAGACCATTATTTAATAAGTTATCTAATGTTTGTAGACTTGCTATTTCACTAAAGTATGATGCACTTCCTACGTCTGTCTTAATATGTAACCACATATCTTTTAACTTTTTGAAGTCAAACATTTCTGTTTGTCTACCTAAGTCTGATTCGATTACTACTGGTCTTAGTCCATAGTTAGTTGCCATCATGTCTATCATTATTCGACCACAGTCTTCTACAAACTCATAATATGCTGCTTTTACGTTCTCAAGAGGTACTGCTGCACTCTTTTGAATTGCTATAATTGCTGTTGCATTGTTCATTGTTACGTTTCCAAGACTGACATCGCCAACTCCTAATGTCTCTTTTGTATATTGCATAGCTAGTTCAATAGCACTCATTATTTGACTAGACATTGTTGCAGGTTCTAAGTAACCAGCTACATTCTTTATATTGTCTCCGTTTAGATTTACTATTGGTATTTGTGCTCCTATTTCGTTTGTCCAGTTCTCAATTCTATCTGCATCATATACAGCAGTAGGAAAAGCTGTTAGCATTAAGTGATATATTACCATAGCAAACATTTTATTTATTGCTATTTGGTTAGGTATTATTCCTGTTGTCTCTGCTCTACCATGATATGACCCTTTTACTTCTTCCCAGTTGTTAAATGCTATTGGATAGTAATCATATCCAGTGTCTTTATTCTCGTATATGTATCTATTACGTACGAACTTGTGAGCAAATACCTTACCATTTCTTTTAAAGTATTTGATGACATATATAGCTTTGCTATATCCATCTGCGTCTACTTCAACCTTACCATTATCTCCCATTTGATGTTGTGTATCATCATCAGCTTCAATGTATGACCATCCATCATCATTATTGTTCTTTTTATATTCTTCACGTAGATTTTTAACTAAATCACGTCCTATTACTAAGATATATGGTTGTTTTTCAACTTTTCTAGTGTTAGGGTTACCAAACATTACGTTTGTCGCATCTATTATTTCAGCTTTGATTATTCCTTTTACTTCTGGGTTGCTTTGTTTATATGGTTGTTCTTCATTATCGAAATACCAATGTAAGCACCAGTCTCCTGTATCAAAACCATCAGCAAGTAATGTACGTGATAAAGCATCAAAATTAATGTTTTCTAGTATGTTTTTGATTTCTGCATTAGCTAAGTCCGTATCTTTGACCTTTTGTTGCATTGTTACATCCATACTTTGTGGTCTATATTCCATTGGATTTATTGAAATTGCTATGTCATCAGTCTTTAGACTAGCTATTTTGAATTGTTTAACACGTTTAATGATGTTAAATACTGGTTTAGGTAGTCCATCAGCTACTACATTTCTCCATTGGTCTCCATTTGCAAACGCTATATTTGCATCTATTGTTTCATAGTAGTTCTTATCACTACCATATAATGCGTTATTGTATCTAATTCCTGCTTCGTATAGTGCCCAGTCTTTCTCAATATTTGATTTTACTTCTTCTTCCATTTAGACACCTACTTTCTTCTACGAGCTGTTGCTTCATCATATTTCATTAAATTATCAAATGATTCTTTAATTCGTTTTTGTTTCTCTTTATCTTCTTTTGATAGCTTTACTTTCATTGGTTTAGGAGTTTTTTTATCTCTTAAATAGAAAACCACTATTGCTCCATCAAAAGCTAATAAAATTATCAATAAAATTGTTATTAATATTTCCATTTACCCTCCATAACTCATATAGCCACGTGTTGCCGTTGCTCCTGCTATTCCTAAGATGCCTTCTTTACGGCGTTGACGTTGACTTTCCATATATAATCGTTCATCATCAGTCATTATTCTAGTTGCTCTAGTACGTTCAATACAGAAGCCTCTTAAAGCATCAGGTGCATGTGTGAACTCGTGTGGTTCTTTTGCTACGTCATTAGCATTTTTTTCATCATGTTGTATTACTGGTAGTGTTCTAATGATGTTTATACATGTATTGAAAAACTTTAACTTGCTAGTTAGATATGTTTCTCCAGTTTGCTCATCAGTTGCTTCATATTGTTTTATATGTTCGGCTACTGCATACCATCCCTGTACACGATTATTTGCACTTCTACGCAATATTAAGCCATTTTCACGAAATATATCACAAGCACTCTTTCCTGTATCGTTACGTCTATTCCATAAGTCTGGTGGTGCATAAGTAAACTTGATTTTATCATCACCATTGACCTCTAAAATACGTGCTGCTGCTTTAGAAACAATTAAATTAGGCTCATATAATTCTTTATAGACATATTCGTTACCTTTAGGGTCTATTGCAACCCATAAGCAACACAACATATCTAGTCCATAGTCGATAGTTCTGTATCTATCCCACTCATTAGGAATCTCAAATGGTTCTATTACATGTATTTTTCTATCAAATTCAGTAAAATATTGACCATCAAATATATCCCAATTACCTTCTTTTAATGCTTTACGTTCCTTTTCAGGCAAAGCATCTAGTCTTTTTACGTAATCTGGGTCTTTTTCCATTAAGTATTTATTATCAGTTACAAAACTAGGGATAAATATACGAGTAGTCATTGTTCCTACTTCATTTCTTACTTCGTGTATCTCATTAGCTTTACCGATGTCGATAAATCGTGCTTTTACCCACTCATGCCCAACTCCACCAGGGTTTGTTGAACTTTTTACTCTTTTAGGGAAATCATTAGCACCACGACAACGAGAAATCATATAAACGTACATATATTCCGTAAAATGTGTTAACTCATCGAATCTTATGACATCATATTCAGCACTTTGGTACTGATATACGTCTTGTTCATTGTCAATATAACCAAAGTCTATTAGACTACCATTTTTAAACGTCCAAACGTGTTTAGCAGAGTTATAACTGGCTACTTCTCTGGGGTATAGACCCTGTGTTGTACGTATTACTGAACGTTCCAAATCTGGAAATGTACGTCTAAATATAATTTGTTTAGAACCAGGATACTTACAAGCATAAACTAAGGCATCTATTATTTGTGCATAGGTCTTACCTCCACCTGCTGCTCCACCAAATAAAGTCTCAAATGCCTCTGATGTCATAAATTCATTTTGTTTTTTAGTTATTTTTACGTCCATTATCCATCAATTCTTTTTGCTAAATTACGTTTTTCTAAGTCTTCTGCTAATTCAGGAGTTACTTCAAGTGTATCGCCCTCAATTATCCAACCTAATAGTTTATTATTCTTAGGTGTTAATTTGATGATTTCTCCGTATCTATCGTATTCATCAGTTGCAATAGCTTCCATTTTAATTAGCTTTAGTTCTTCTTTCTTTTCAGCTTTCTTCATATATTTTCCTCCTCCAAGATAATCAAGCCACTTTTCTTTAGCATGATTATCATAGTCTTTTAGTACAGGTATTTTTAATAATTTCTTAACGTTGAACTTCATATCTAACGGAACTACATATCCATTTACTCCGTCTTTTATGAGTTCAGTACAACCCTCAATGTCCGTTACGATACATGGGGTCTTATACTGGATGGACTCTTGTACTGTATAAGGCAGTCCTTCAACGTCCGATAAAAGCACAGTGTAATCGGCGTCTGCTAGATAGTCAAAAATATCGAATCTAGGTTCATAGTATTGTATTTCTTCGCCTTCTACGGCATGTATTCCATTAGTAAATATCTTCCAGTCAAACTTTATACCAGCCTCACGTAACATCTCACATAAACGAGCCATACGCCAACCTCCCTTATCGGGGTCGATTCTTGTACAGCTTATTAAGTGAAGAACCTTATTAGTTTTCTTAGTAGGAGCTAGTATATTTTGAATAGTAGTAGGGTTATCCTTTAATACCTTATTAGACATCTTAGATACGAAATAACCACAACCAATTACCTCATTTGTTCTAAAGAAAGGTTTATATTGTGCTTCTAAGATTTTGTTATCTTTTAAGTATTTATAATTAGCATGTCTCATTTCTAAGTAACGATTATCTCGTGATACGACATTTATAGGTACATTACCCCATACTGAATTACGTATGAATATATCGCACTCATACTTTTTAGATTTATCATAATGTTCTAGTGTTACATAAGGAGCTATTCTACGCATTTGTGTGAAATGTCCTGTATCATAAAGAATTGTAATATCGTAATATTCCCATAGATTAATGACGAAATTATATAAGAACGTTTCTACTCCACCGATTTCACAGAATCTAGAGTGATATATCATTAAAGATTTTTGTTTCATTTTGCACCCCACGACCCTAACATTAAATGTTTTTGGTACTCGTCCATCACATCTTTAGAGTAAACCTTCATATTTGGTACTTGTTGTGTTTCATAACGATACCTGTCTATTCCGTTTAGTGCGAGTATATTAGACATTATCATTGTATTTGTTTCATAGTCATACCAATTATCCTTAACCTCAAAAGATTTATCGTTATAATAGTCTAGCATTTGTTTAATTATTTCATTATGAGGTTCTGCTCCCATTACAGCACATACTGGATAACCAGGTTGTTCAAACCCCGTAAATGCAGGAGCATCAAATAATTCTCGCAAATCTTTATAGACCATTACATCTGTATCTAGATAAATGCCACCCAATTCATAAAGAGCCCATAATCGTGCTACATCCGATACAAATGCCCATTTCTTATTTTCATAAGCCTGTTCAACATATTTATTAAAGTGAATATTGAAGTTATCCTCGTTTATCTCAAGAATATCAATATCAGGCATTGTTTCATGCCACGATTTCATACAATTCTTTATTTCATTAGATTTTTCACCCTTACCAAACCAACAATATATTAATTGCATATTGTTACCTCAACACGTTCATTGTCATCATAGAACTTTCTAATGTGTAAGTCATAGATTATCGTGTCATCGTCATACGCAATTCCGTTTAGTCCGTCTAGGATGGACTTAGCTATATTATCAATATCTCCATTATGTTGTGTATTAGGTTTTCCCATTAGTTCTGCTCTACGTTTCTTCGAATAACTCTTAGGTACATTAAAAAAAGCATCAATTGTCATAATTAATGCTCCTTCTAACTTCGTATCTCCGTATTTCTCAATATAAGAATCAGCTACTAATCGTTGATACTTTAATGTAGGCTCAGGTGTATATGTTTGTATGAAATTGCCACGTCTCATAAATCGTGGTCTTTGCTTCGGTTGTATCTTCCCAACCACTGTAAACTCTATCATATTTTCTCCAGTTTTTAGGTAATAGTACCTAACAAAAGTTATAAAAAAATACCCATGTCTCTTTTAACATAGGGGGTACTTATTAGCACCATTGAATAGATATATTCGCTTTTAGTCTTACCACGTTCGTAAAACCTCGTTTGATTAACCGTAGGAACATTCATAGATAATCACTTCTATTTATTAACTCTTACCCACGCTATGTTACTCTATATCTACTCAATGCTACTAACAAATACGTTAATAGCATGGCAAACAAAATACTTTTAGGCACTTATTTATAAGCACCATTAGAACAGATATTGTTTACTCGTTTCGGCAAGTCAGGTCTAACTTTCAACTCGCTATGATACTTTTGTTCTTAACTTGCCACTATAAGAAACGTTTGTATCGCGATATATCTATCCTAATGCTACCTACAATAGTTTGATAGACTATTTAATGAATACTAAGGGGGTTAATATCCATTAAGCAGCCCATCAAGCTGCTTGCTCATACTACGTTCTAGTATTGAGGTGAATTGCAACAGTTATAGACCTGTATGCTTGTCTTCGACCTTCATAATGTATCCACATTACTCAGAGCCATAAAGGAAGGATTGAAACATGTTAATGAATATGTTATGATATTTATAATTCTTTAATAAGGAAATTAGTGTATGCGTATATATATAGTACCTACGCTCTGCGTGTGAACCTATTTTTTGAGGCACTACATACACGGGGGGGATGGTGTTTCTATACCTCTTATATGTCCTCGCTTGTCGCCCTCTGCTGTCGCCTCTTGTGTCGGTATAGGCACAATGCAACATAATGTCTATTATAGGAAGTAATTTATTCTATTTTTATATTAATATTTATTGAGTTATTAGACGTTGACAAGTTCTCATTTAATCGCATTTTATCGTACAAAATACCAAAAGAGGTTGTTAACTGGCTTAACTGTATTTTATCGGTGTTATTTAACTCTTGATTTATTCTATCAAGCAGTCTGTCAATTATTATTGCTGTCTTTTTACTAAAGTTGCGTTGATACTCTATTATACTATTATTCAATATTTTTTCTTTTTCTGATTCACTCGCTTTATTGACTATATCATAAAAAGCACGTTCGCTGATATCGTACTTTTTACATATAGCCGTTGTGTTGGCTTTGCTTCTATCTAGTACGTACTCTGTTAGTATATCTTGCTTATCTTGTTTAGTTAACTTGTAATTATGTTTTTTAGGTGTCATGTTATCACCTCTATATTATAGTAATATATATATAACTAGTATACTTTTAATCATAATACTGTCTTTTTTCTTCTTCGGTTTAGTTCGCATTGTTTACGGCTTGTCTCACTATATAATATATAACACATATAAAACGGCAAGAGTTGGCAAAAATGCTTTTTTTACTATTTTTTTATTGTGTTTTTATCCTTTAAAATCAAGGCTTTTGGCGTTTTTTGTCAATTTTGCTAAAAACTTTTTTTTGTTTTTTGCTATCTTTTTTTAGCCTTATTTTATAGGGGTTTTAGAGGTTTAATCTCTTTAGAGCCTTATTTTATAGGGGTTGCATTATTGTATATAAAGTGCTATACTTAGTGTGTCAGTTGAGAAAAGCGACTGAAAAGAGGCACTAAAAAAATAGTGCTTGACAAATGTATATAACAAGTGCTATACTTAAAGTGCATTGGAGAAGTGCAAGAACTACCCTACACGAACGCTATGCTTAAAGGTGCATAGGTTGGCGAGTTGAGGACAGAAAACTGTTAGAGACCACTTTATAAAACAATGTATAATTTATATATATAGCAAGTGCTATACATTAACAATATAACTAAATAGGTATAGAACGATTAATGGCGAAGTCGTGAGACTGTAAAAACACCTAAACTAGTATTGAAGTATTTTAGTTAAGTTATATATAAGACCACTAACAGAGATTTACTGCTTGATTAATATGATAATGACAATGGGAGTAGTCAAAAACTATTAATTGAGTGAGTGTTGCTGCTATGTTGAAGTTATAACATTATAGACCTAGACCAGAACGAAGTGGAAACCTTAAACGTTGGTTAAAAAGTGAGACAGTGAAATATCACAATAAATAGGCAAAAACTACTTTTTAGTAGTTCACAGAGTAGAAACAAGGAGTTGATACTATGAAAAAATACAGAATAAAAACAAATGTTTATTTAATACTATTTAATTTATTAATTTTATTATTACCGTTAATTGATACACTACACAATAAAATTATATTTTTAATTTATTACTTAATACAATTTATAATTGCAAACATTTTATATAAAAGATTTATAAAATAGTCTACTCTGTGAAGTGCTAAAAAGCACTAGAAAAGAGGAAAAAATGAAAAAAGAAATTAAAACTTGCTATGACTGTGGTGAGGAAATTGAGGGGGAATTTTACGAATACGATGGCAATTATATTTGTCAAGACTGCTATGAAAATTATTACTTTATGTGTGAAGACTGTGGAAAAATAGAACATCAAGACAATGGCTATTGGATAAAAGACGCAGAAAAATTAGTCTGTGAAAATTGTGCAGATAATAATTATTATTGCTGTGAAGACTGTGGCGAATGGTATGAAAATACAACATATATTGAACATCATGGAGAAGTTTGCGAACATTGTTTTGATTATAATGATTATCATTATTGCGAAGACTGTGGAAATTATTACGAGGGAGATTATATGCGTTATAGTGAAATGAACGACTGTTATTATTGTGATGACTGCTACGGAAACCACGCAGAAGACAGAATATATAGTTATCACGAGTTTAATGACTGGCAATTATTTAAGGGAAACAATGAAGAAAACCCAGCATATTATATAGGAAAAGAAATTGAACTTGAACCAAAACATTATGAACAAACAGAAAAATTATTAAATGCAATAAATTACATAAATGCTGTACCAATGAAAGATGGAAGTTTAAGTTGTGGTGGAGTAGAAGTTGTAACCCATCCAGAAAGTTGGCAATACTTAACAGAACATAAAGAAGATTATAAAAGATTTTTTGAAGAAGTAGAAAGAATAAATTACGGAGACGCTGGAGACGCTGGACTACATTTTCACGTATCAAGACCTAATGACAATGTTATTTCAAGAGTTATCGTTATATTAGAAAGTTTTAAAGAAGAAATAAAATTGTTATCACGTAGAAATGGTAATTTTAGTTGGAGTAAGTTTTTAACAGATACAGAACACGACACAATAGAAAAAATAAAATATCGTTCTACTAAATACATTAAAGATAAATATATAAAAGAATATCATGACAGATACCTAGCATTAAATCTAAATAATAGCAGAACTATTGAGTTTAGGTTCTTTAATGGTGCTAATAATTTTGAAGAGTTTTGGGCAGCACTACAATTTATACATAATGTTATGGAAGTTGCTTTAAACGAAGACAGAGACATAAACACAATAACATGGAAAGAATTAATATATGGAGAAGAACTAATTAACCAAGCTGAAAAGTTAAAAGTAAATCATATTGAAAAGACTATTAAAGATACAACGTACATATTAGAAAAAATAGACAAGATAAAAGAAGAAATGAAAAACGACATTAAAAAGACATTAAAGAACTTCATAAAATATGTAACTAAAGAAATGGAAAGTAAAAGATTAGAAATATTAGACAAAAACGACATAGATAAAATTGCAATAAATACTAACGAATATATACAGACAATAACTAATGACCTTAGATACTTAGAAACAATAACTCGTATGTATAGAAATATAGATAGTTATTCTGTAAACAGTATAAAAAATGGCATTGAAAATATGAAGGATGTCGGTAAATACTACCATAAAGAAAATAAATATACTAACTACTTTAGACAAATGCAAAAAGCAATAAATAAATTAGAAAGAGAGGTAAACGAATAATGTGTATTATAATTGCTAAAGATAAAATAGGAAGACTACCAAGTGAAACAGAATTAAAAAATGCTTTTGAATATAACAGCGATGGTGCTGGTTTTATGTATGTAAACAATAATAAGGTTGTTATAGACAAAGGCTATATGACTTTTGAATCGTTTTATAAACGATATAAAGAACTAATAAATAAATACAATAACTTTAAAAATAAGAGTTTAGTAATACATTGTAGAATTGGTACGAGTGGTAAAAATAATAAAGGAAATACCCATCCATACCCAATAACAGATAACATAAAACTATTAAGAACTAAACATATAGAAAACTTAGACATAGGAATAGCACACAACGGAATAATTAGAGGTTATGGAACTGCAACTGGTTTAAATGATACACAAGAGTATATAACAAAATTAATATACCCTTTATATGAACATTGGAAAGACTTTTATAAAAATGAAGACATGTTATATCAAATTGGAGAGGCAACTAATTCAAAGTTTGTAATATTAGATAATACAGACACAATTTACTACATAGGAGACTTCAAAAATGATAATGGTTTAAACTTTAGTAACGAGACATATAAAAAATATACATACCACAGTTACGGCTTTGATTATGGCTCTTATTGGTATGACAGATTATACAATGAACAGGAAGAAGAAAAAGAATATGATTATGACAATGACTATATAATACCACTAGAAAATGACTGGAATATAGATATGTATGGAAATGGAGACGTTGAGAAAGTAGGTGGAAGACAATTATATTACGACTATGAAACAAATGAATTATTAGAGGAAACTAATGGAGATTTTAACACCATAGCAGTAAACCCTCTAGTATATGACGAAAACAACGAAGAAATATTTTAATAAAAAAAGACTATCTATAAAGATAGCCTACTCTAGTTTAACACTAGAAAAGAGAAATGTGGTTAAACCACAAATTAATTATAACAAATAATAATGATTTTAACAATAAGAAAAGGAGTGATAAATAATGTTAAATCAAATAGTTTTAGTAGGAAAAATAGAAAAGATAGAGAAAAAAGAGAAAGATACAGTTTATTTAACTCTAGGAGTACCTAGAAGTTTTAAAAATACAGAGGGAGAATATGAAACTGACCATATTACATGTAAATTATTTAATATGATAGCAGAGAACACTGCTGAGTATTGCAAAATAGGAGACATCGTAGGAGTTAAAGGAAGATTAGAAAACAAAACAATAGAAAAATATCACACGATATTATGTTCAAATGAAGTAGTGGCTGAAAAAGTAACGTTTTTAAGTCCTAAATTAAAGGAGAGTGAATAAAATGAAAATTATATTTAAAGATAAACAAGAGTTTTTAAACACTTTATACGGCGATGATGAAGATTATTCTTATATCACTAATAAAGATATTAAAGCAATTATTAGAGGAAAATTAAAGGCATTAGATAGAATATACAAATATTTAGAAGATACTGACATGGCTGAAGAAGAACAATACGATTTAGGAGACTGTGAAAACTTAATACAATTATTCAAACATATAGAGTTTGAAAATAAAGAAAAAGAAGAAGTAATTTATTTATTATAGTAAGGAGTGAGAATAAATGATAAAAGTAAATAATAAAATGTTAAAACAATTTTTAAAGATTATGGATGATTATGGAGAGTTTGTTTTTGGGGATGAAAAATACCTAAAGAATCAGCTAGAAACATGCTTGAATAATCAAGGCTATTGGAGTGGTTGCTCTATAAGAGTTTACTACGATACAGAAGAAAAGTATTTTTATACAGAAAGTAGGTTTTAATATGAAAATAGATGGAATATTAATGAAAGACGTAGAAACAATAGAAAACAATTATGACAACCTAGAAATATTAAAGATAATTAGATACTTAACAGGAGTAGTAATAAATGACATCCAGTTTATGAATACTACAAATAAAGAGTATTTAGACTTAGGAAATGACAAAAAGATAAAAAGAAAAGATTTTGAAAGATTATATGAATATATAAAGACAATATATTCTATAACAAAGGACAATGAATAGGAGGAAGATTATGAATAAATTATACGATAATGGTGAGATGCTATTAGGAAGAAAAAACGATATTGAAAAATATTGTCTAAAATTAATAATACAAGGTGACGAAATGTTAACAGAAACAGCTAAGGAAACACTAGAAGAAATAGAAGATTATAACGATAGTGATATCTTATGTATCAATTATGATACTGGTATGGGACTAGAAATAGAATCATGGAAAGAAATAGACGAGGTGAAGAAAATATGAAAGATAATGAAAGTTTAATTGTTATAAACAAGTTTTACAAAGATATGATAACTCAAAATAACATTTATGCAGAATATGATAATGAATCATTATTAGGAGTAGCATTAGAGCTAGACAGAGCTAAAAACAATGTAGAAAGTTGTTTAAAAGGTTATACAGTAGATATGCACGATATTAGTTATTGGGCGAGTGAAGTAGAAAGATTAAGAAAAAAGATAAAGGAGTTGATATAAAAAGTAAATATTAAAAAAACTTTTTTCTTGACATCACGAACGAGATGTGATATATTATAGACAAAGAAAGGAGAATAAATATGAAGAAAGTTAGAGTAAATAAAAAATATGGCGAGTGGTTTTATGAAAAAGAGATAGACGAGTGGGACTCAACATGTTATAACTACAAATTATGGGGAAAAGATGCTGATGGCAGAGAGTGGTTTTGGTCGTCAGTTGCAAGTTATAACGAAATGCTTGTGTTTATAAAAGCTAGTAGTGAAGACAAAGAAAAATGGTTGAATTATTAATGAAAGGGCATATAAGAATATATATAAAGCAAAATGGATAAGTTTAATGAATCTAAATACAAACAGCAATATAGTAAAGAACATTATAAAAAGTTTAATGTGGACTTAAAAAAAGAGGAATTTGATTTTCTAACAAAAATATTAAAAGAAAAAAATATAACTAAAGTACAATTTGTAAGAGATGCAATTAAAAACTTAAATACAAATAAATAGAGGTGATACAATGGAAAAAAGAACTAAAGAAGGTCTAAAATCAAAATATAATTATATTTCTCAATATCAAAAAGAGAATTATAGCATGTTTTCTGCACAATTAAAGAAAGAAGAATATAAAGAATTAAAAGAGCTATTAAAACGTAAAGGCATGACTAATGCAGACTTTGTTAGATATGCTATGGAAAAGTTAAGAGCTATGTAGTAATAGTTCTTTTATTTTTTTATATTTTTAAATCATGGGAGGAGTCAATTATGATTCCTCTCTTTTTTTGCGTGGAATAATTTTTACCGAATTAAATAAATGGCTCTAGAATTAAAAAATACCACGTATTGTGGTATTATACTATTTTTGTTTTAATCTTCGTCTACGTGGCTGTTTGGTGGCTCTAATGGTGTATCTTCTTCCATCCAGTAGTCTGTTTCACTTCTTCCTGCTGCTATACATAATATTTCAATTATGAAGTCAACGATTCCACCGATTATAAAACCGATTATTAAACCTAACCAGAACATTTCTTAACACCTAGCTTTAATACTTTTGACTTTGTTTGTTCTTCATAATTAGTTAAAAAGTAGTTTATATTTAACATTAATTCATACTTATCTACTACATTAATATTAGAATTTTGTATATTTGTTAAGCATATTTCTATTGCTTCTTTAAGACTTTTCTCTTGCATTGTTCCTCCTTTATTGCATTTACTTCTATATTTTCTTCCTCTTTGTGATTTTCTAGTATTTTTTCAATGTTTTCTAATTTGTCTTCATATTCATAAGTGCCTTGCTTTGTTTTTATTTTGATATTATAGTTCCATTTATATTGTTCTTTCATTTTAACCTCCTAATAAAGCCTTTAAGACATCTAGTGCTATTCCTATTGACAATGCTATTAATGTTACACAACATATTGCTATAACAAATGCTAAAGTTATACCACACATAAGTCCAATAAATTCCATTACTTTATCTTTCATTTTTCCTCCTTATTAATGTAGTCTATTATTTCATTTTGTGTTTCCATTATTGTTTGAATATATCTTTTAATATTTTCTATATCTTTATCATTTAACATTTCTTGAATTGCAAATTCGTTCCATTTTTCTATCTTTTTATCTTCTTCTATTATTTCCACTTCTGTATTTAACCATTTTTTATCTATCCACCACTCTACATTATCTCCATAGTTGTCTTTTAAATAACCATCAGCACCTATATATGCTTCAACATCATCATATTGTATATGTGGTATTTCTTCCCCATTTGCTATCTTATTTAATAAATCTATTACTTTAATCTTTTCCATTAGTGTTCTCCTCTATTTTTTCTTTTAATTCATAATAATCTTTTTTTGGTATTGATATAGGTTTTTGTCCTTTTAAACATAATAAGAAGTCATAAGTTGCTTGTTCACAACAATCACTAACACTCCAATATGAACCATTTTGTCGATATGTCAATGCTTGTATTTCATCAATATTCACTATTATTCCTTTTAATATAATTAATTTTTCCATTTACTATTCTCCTTTAGTTCTTTTAATTTATCTAAAACAAATGATTTTATAAAATCTGCTATTGCTATTTGTTGATAATAATTATATTCACAAGCATATACATCATCAAACTCATAATTTACACATAATTTTTTATATTCTAATAATACCTTTTCTAATTCAGTTATTATGTTATTTAATCTAGTGTTTTCTTCTAACAATTTGATTATGTTTTTCTTTTGATTTTCATTTTCATTTTTTAGTTCATTTAATTTACTATCTATATTACTTATATGATGTTTTCCCTCTTTATCTTTTTTGTTTTCATAATCTTTGTATATGTAAATTAAACTTTTATTTATTATTTCATCACTCACGCTTTATCACTCCCTACTTTATCTAATATTTCTAAAAGTTTGTCGTGTACTTTTAAATACCTGTTAGTCATTTCTATCATTGTGTCCCTATCTAAACCTTTATTGTTCTCACTATGCTCACATTGTTGTATTGTTTCTATGCTTTCATAACTTGTTATATATTCTCTTACTTCTTTTATGATAGAGTAAACTTTTCTTAATTCTATATCGTCATAATAATATTGATTTAGTATTGCTTTTCTAGTGCTATTTTTCCATACTTTATTAAAATCTTCTTTACTTATCACTCTTTATCACTTCCATTTAATATACTTTGTAGCTTTTCTATATCGTCATATACTTCTTTTGTTTTGTTAGGTATTCTATATAGTAATACTTGGTCTATATAGTTATTTGCTCTAGCTATTCTATTTCTTAATTCCATTGTTTCTTTGAAGTGGGCTTTAGGTGTATATCTATATTTGTTTAGTTCTTTATTTAGTCTTTCTACATAATTATTTATATCTTTAACACATATCTCTACTGCTCTGCTTTCTTTTGTATTATCTATTGCCATGTTTTCTAAGTTTCCTAATGCAATTAAGTATTGTTCTTCACTCACTCTTTATCACCTCTTAATATCTTATCTAAATGCCCTGCAAAATCATCGAATAAGTCTTTATCATTACAATATTCAAACTCTTCTCTTAATTTTAGCATTTCATCACTATTTATATATTCTATTGCTTTATCTATTCTTGCTTGTAAGTCTTTTTTTTGTAATGTTAGTATTGACATACAATTCCTTAATCTTTCTTCTATACTAGGTATTATTCCCTGCATTTCACAATTTAAAGGCTCTTTTACTTCTTTTAAAGTGTATTTTATATTATTTTTATCTAGTTGTTTTGTTAGTTTTTCTAGTCTTTTATCTTTCACTCTATATTCCTCCTATTACTAACCATTTATTATCTTTTCTATATCTAACAGTAAGCTAACTGATTCTCCAGATAAACTATATTTTGAATATGCTTGTTTTAATATGCTATTTATGAATTGCTGTATCTTTTCATATTTTGCTAGTTTCTTTGCTGTTTCTATACTTAATATTTCGCCTTTCATATTCCTAAAATAAACCATATAATCTCTTTCCATATTGATATGTTTTCTTCTAAGTCAACGTCTTTTGTATGGCTTGTAAATAGTCCTAGATTATATAGGTTATTGTGTCCTTTCCACTCTCTAACGTATGAGTTAGTAGTTCTTGTTACTGGATATTTTCTTGCCTCACGACAACTCTTTATCCACTCTACTTCGTTCTCTATTGATTTTCTTAATTTTATTTGATAACTGTCTTCTACATGTGTGTTTTCTTTTGAGTATGTTATTTTCATAATCTAACACCTAGTTCAATAAGTATCTTTTCTGCATCTTCTGGTCTTATTAGAAATGGTCTATTCTTTTTAATACACTCTTTTAGTAGTTCTATAATCTCACTCATTTTCTACCCTTTCTATTAGCTTTATTAGTTTTATACAAAGTCTAATCATATCTTCTCTACATAGTTTGTAATATTTTTTATTGTTATGTTCTTCAAAGTTAGTCTTTATTAATACTCTATTTAATTCCTCTTTAATTACACTTATCTCCATCTATATAGTTCCTTCCATATCTTTTTATAAAGTCATCAGTAGTTTTATTGTAGTAATAGCACCAGGTTTCTTCTCCTACTCTTTTTAATTCATTGTCAAATTGTTTGTTAAAGTGTACTCCATCTTTGCTCATGTTGTGTCTTTCAGGAGTTAGAAAGACTACTAGACCATCTTCTATACTCTTTTTTCTATTTGCTGTACCATACATGATTTCGTGTCTATGTAGTCCTTCTTCTCTGTGATTTCTCCAATATGGTGGGTTATCGTCCATTATACAAAACTCTGTCATGTGTTATTCCTCTTTGCGTTCTCATAGAAGTATCTTACTGACCTTTCAGAATAATGTGTTTCTTTTGCTATCTCACGCCACGTCATTTGTCTTATTCGATTAGTGTATTTATCACGAACTTTTCGGTTTTCTCTTAGATAAATTATCTTCTTTTCAGTTTCTCCATATTTATCTAAACGTTTTAATTCACGTTCTATCCATTGATTTAAAGATAGTATTTTATCGTTTATGTATTTTAACGTGTCGTCTATTCCTAGTTCTTCTTTTAATTCGGTATATTTGAGTAGCTTGTCTATTTTCATACCTCCATCTACTCTTTCATTTTGTGTATCAGTGCTTTTAGGCATTGTTATGCTTTTTATTTGTTCTAGGCGATTCTCCCAATATATTTTGTCATTTTCTAACTTGTCTATCTTTTTTGCTGCTATTTCTAAAGTTAATTCTTCCATCAGCACCACCTAAAACGGCAATTCGCTGTCTTCTATTTCTATGTCTTTCCCAGAACTCCATTTATCCACGTTTTGTGGTATTTTTTCAAATGCTAAAATCTTTATTAAGAACTTTGTATCTTTCTTGTCTTCATAAGACCAGTCATACCACGATAGTATTGCATTTTTTAATATAATGTCTGTCTTATTTTCTAGTTCTACACCTTTCATAAACTCAACTGGATAGTATCTTGTTTCATATTTATCTCCTACTTTTTTACTAATTCCTATTGAGTATTTCCCTTTATCGTTTTTAAAGATTCTCACTGGTATATCTTTATTTTCTTTATCTACGTTTATTACGTTCATATTTCCTCCTATAAATAATCAAATATTGATAAATCTTCTTCTTGTACTGGTTTATCTTGTTCTTTATATAATGTATCTAGTATGTACTTACCTATTTCTGGTTCAGTACAGTTTCTTAGTAGTAGTTTTTTATCTACTTTCTTCCAATTTGTTATGTCATATCCTAGCGTTTTTGCTAATTCGTTAGTGTTATCAAATGAACCTCTAGCTTCAAACTTCTTAGGTGGTATTTCAAAGTTAGTCCAAAAACAATGTCTTCCTAGTTTTTGTGGTTCTATTAAAGGCTCATACCAGGGTATTACGTTCTCTATGCACCAATAGCCATCAAAATATCCTTCTAATAGTAGTATTTCTTGATACAGTCTCATATCAGGATATATTGGTTTGTTTTGTTCATAAGTCCCCCCCCCAGGTTTCCTTTTAATAGCTAGTTGCTTTCTAACTCTACTGTGTGAGGGGCATGGTGGACTAGACCATATAAAGTCATATTCTCTAAAATGGTCGAGCAAATATTGATGTGCGTCTCCTATGATTACGTTATCATTTGGATAGTTTTCTTTGTAGATGTTTGCTATGTTTTCATCATATTCAACAGCCGTTACTTCTACTTCGTCTCCCCATAGTTTTCTATTACCACCGATTCCTGCATATAAATTAAGTATTTTCATTAATGAAACCATCTTTCACTGACACCGTATTGTTCTGCTTTACTTACTGGTCTATAATTGTCTTCTATGTCTCTTTCGGTGTCTTCTATTTGTTCTTTTAAACTTTCTATATCTGCATCTAGGTTTTCCATTTCACTTATAAACTCTACTAATGTGATAATGTCTTTGTTTTTAAAGTGTTTACTTAATGTTCCTAAATCTTCTACTTTGATATATACTTCGTTCATTATTCTTCATCTCTTATAGTTATTCTCAAACTACCCTTTCTTTTTATTTCTTTTACATTACACTCTCTATAAATATCTGGATATTTTTCCCATAACATATCTTTATCTAAGTCATAGCTTGTTGTATCTTCTCCTAGTGATATTCTTATTCTCTTATCATTACTTTCATATCCTGCTATGCTATTATCTCTCATTATTTTTTCAAGTTGTTCTTTCATTTCTTTTGAAGCATTGTCTAACTCTTTCTTTTTTGTTTCTAGTTCTATTATCTTGTCTTGCATCTGTTGTGCTACTATTAGACTTCCTTCTTTTGCTTCTAATAAAGTAATTTCTTTTTTACCACCATCTAAAAATTCGTTTAACCCCATTATTTTACCTTCTTTCTTAATGTTTTAACTGCATTATCTAATTGGTCTATTGTCATTTCTACATCACTTTTTACACCATAATAAACATAAACTTTTTCTCTATCTGCACCTGTTTCGTCAATTAAGTTTCCTAATTCAGCTATCAATTTTAATTTTTCTTTTTGTTTTTCTTCTGTATTTTCCTCATCACTATCATTAACATCATCAATTAAGAACAAACCATTAAGCGCATACTTTCTAGCATAACTTGAAGCTGCACCAGTAATTTGGCTTCCATCCATACCTTTCTTTGTTTCTTCTTCTCTTGCATAAGCTGTATTCTCTATTGTTTCAGTTCCATTTGTAAGAATTGCTGTTGCTTTTATATAATATCTATCTCCAATGTTTACTAAATCATCATTAAGTCTTAATACTAACTTTTTCTTTAGTAATAATGGTTTTAAAGCCTCTAATATATCTTCACAACTTCTATAATTATATCCACCAAAATTATTTCTTTGATTTTTTGGTGCTTTTAATTCTTTTTGTATCTCTAAAAGTTCTTCTTTCATTGTTATTCCTCCACTAATACATATTCAGCAAATGGATATTTGTCTCCATCCTCACTGATTCCCTGCTTTGTTATTGTTTGTATATTCATATTGTGATAGTTTTTTAGGTTGTATATAATTGCACTCAAACGAGTTGCTCTATATAGTTGTATTGCCTCCCAACTTGTTATTTTTCCGTTATTTATTAAGTGATTTTTTACTTTTTCTGTTTTTGTCATTTTTCTTAATTCCTTTCTTTTCTAACTTTCTTTTTAATTTTTCATTTTCTTCTTCAAGTTCTTTTATTTTTTCGTTTTGTTCTTTGATTTGTTTTTCTAATTCTTTCTTTTCGCTTTTTATTTTTCTTATTCTATTTTCTTTTAAAAAGTTTTCTCTTGAATAGAACTTTACTTCTTCTTCAAGTTCTCCATAAGTGTTTAGCTTTTTAAATATTCCCATATTCCACCTATATTTTTAATAAGTCTCTAACTATATCAGTAGGAGCTATTAATTTGTTAGTGCGTGGTAGCATATAGTTATTTGCTATTGCTATTTCTCTAGCTACTTTTATGATGTCTCCTGATGCTTTATAGCCTATTCCAGTTATTTGTTGTAAGTCTTTTATTGTTAAGTATTTCTTATTTAGTAATTCCTCCACGCATTATGTTCCTTTCTCTTGTTAATTTTTTTATTTCTTCTCTAAAGAAGTCATTTTCTTCTATTAATTTATGTTTTTCTCTAAGTAGGTCATTTACTATGTTTTGTAGCTCTTTAAATCTTCTTTTGTAGTCTCTTTTTTCTTTTATTCTTTTTAACATATATTCCTTTCCTTTCTAATTCTTTTAAGAATCTGTATTTCTTTCTAGCTTTTTCATTTAATTCTTCATCAACATATACTGTTGCTTTGCATATATAACAAAATCTAGTAGGGTATATTTCAAATATTCCAGTTTTCATCCCACATCTAGGACAATTTCTATATATCTTTTTAGGTTCAGAGTCTCTTATTCTTTGATACCACCAGTCATCAGTTGTTCTTGGGTTTCTCATTATTTAAAACTATCAAGTATATCTTGAAACTCCTGTTCTTCTTCATTTGTTAAAGTAGTATTTATTGGTTCATTGAACCATGTAGGTTTTTGTTCTTTCTTAGGTTGATGTGATTCCCATGTTATTATTTTTTGTTTCCAGTTATGCACTTTATTACCTTTGCTATCTATCCAATTCCCGTCATTAAAATAGTCATAAAATGCTTTTGGGTTAACACTACTATTTCGGTTTTTACAATATTCTTCTACTTCTTCTAAAGTGGGTGGTATAAAATCTTTCTTTATATATTTCTTTTTATTATTATTAATATTACTTGTATTATTATCTTTAAATTTTTTTAAATACCCCTCTTTAAAAATTTTTAAATACCTATTTAAAATTTCTTTAGTACCCTCTTTATATATGATTTCGTTTTCTAAATATCCTCTATCTACTAATTCACTGATTAATGTAGATATGGTTGTTGTTGATACATCATATAATTCTGCAAAGTATTTATTACTAGCAAAGCAATAACCATCTTTATTTGATAGTGCTGTTATTTCACCATATAGTAATTTAGCTTTGTCTCTCAAATTATTGTCATATCTAACATTTGCAGGTATTACTGCATAATAATTTGGTTTTTCCTCTACCATAACTCCTCTCTTTCATTATTTTTAGAAGTGTGTTATAATAAGTAATGTTGAGAAAATATATTTCTTAACATTTGTATTTTTTTTGAGTGCCATATTGGTGCTCTTTTTTATTTATCCATAACTCCACGTTTTGTGGACTATTAAGGCAAGTAAAAAGCATCTATATCACAACCAAACATATCGGCTAGTCTAACTAGTGTTCCAGTTTTTACTATTGATGCGTCTTCTTCGTATTTAAGATATGTTCTTCTAGTTAAACCTAATTTAGCAGCTACTTCTTCTTGAGATAGTTTTGTTCTACTACGCTCGGCTCTGATGTTAGCTGCAATTCGCTTTGAATCGTTTGTGTACTTCATCTATCTTTCTCCTTTCTATGTTACCATTATAACTCCACAATTCGTGGATGTCAATACTTTTTCTTCACAAAACGTGTAAATGTGTATATAATTATGTTGGGTGGTGATAATATGAAGACTTATATAGCTAGTAATATCAAGCATTTGCGTGTCTCCAGAGGAATAACACAAGAACAACTAGCTAAAGTATGTAATAAAAGAAACACAGCAGTTGGAAATTGGGAAAAAGGAATTAGAGAGCCTAATGCAGTTGACCTGGCTAATATTGCTAATTATTTTGGTGTATCTATTGATGACTTAGTTAAAAAGGACTTGAGATTTAGTGATAACTAAGAGAAAGCCTACTAAGGATGGGAGAAAGTATGTCTTTATTATTAGATATAAGGATATATATGGTAAAACGATTCAATATCAGTCTCCTAGATACGCTACTGCAAAAGAAGCAAAGGAACAAGAAGCTATATATAGATTAAAAATATCAGATAATAAAATAAATCGTAGTAATGTTACCTTTTTAGACATCAAAAGAGAATACTATGAATATATGAAACCTAAAATAAAGCCACAGTCATTAGTTAAGTACAACGTGTTGTATAGTCATTTAGATGCTATTAATAATATAAGGATAAATGATTTTAATTTAGATATATATAATAAGTTATTTAAAGATATTAATAAAAAAGACTTATCAGCTACTTATAAGAATAAAATATTAGGTATGCTACGTTGTTTAATTAAATATTCTAATAAGTATTACAATACTAGTGATGAAATGTTAAAGTTTATTGAGAATATATCTCTAGCTAATACAAAGACCGAAATGGACTTTTATACATTTGATGAGTATATGAAGTTTAGAAGTGTCATTAATGAACCTGAGTGGTTGTTATGGTTTGATATGCTATACTTTATGGGTTTCCGTAAGGGAGAATTACAAGCTATTACCATTGAGGATATTGATACAATAAAAAAAGTGGTTAGCATCACAAAGACACTAACCACTAAACTTGTAGGCACTGAATTTTATATTTCCTCTCCAAAAACGAAAACATCAAATCGTATAATACCTATTCCTGATAATATTTTATCACAAATTGTTAAACAAATTAATAAATTAAAAGAATATTCTAATTATGAAGATACATGGTTTCTATTTGGTGGAATTACTCCATTTAAAGATACTAATATATCTAATAAGAATATTCAGTATTCTAAACTAGCTAATTTACGTACTATAAGATTACATGACTTCCGTCATAGCTGTGCTAGTTTCTTAATCAATTCTAATATGCCTATTACACTAGTTTCTCGTTACTTAGGACACTCTAAAGTATCAGTTACATTAGATACATATTCTCACATGTATAAGAGTGATTTAAACACCCTAACTGATTACATAAATACATTAAAGTTTTAAAAATTGTTGTCTCAAGTGTTGTCTCGAGCCAATGCAAAAATAAAAAACCCTTAATTTATAAGGGTTATTTTTATTATTGGTGGAGCCGGGGAGAACATTTTTAACGTTTTATACCTTTATTTTACGTTGATTTTATAGGGGTTTTGTATTCTCTTACTCCACTATTTTTAATAGTTTTTCACAAAAATGTTGTCTCGATGTTGTCTCATTTTTCGTCAAGTTCTATTGCTTCTATTCTTAATTTTTGTCCTACACTTCCAAGAGTGCATATACCATCTGCATTAGTCCAACAAGTCCATCCTGTTCCCTGTATATGTACTTGATATTTGAAATCACCTTTTAAGCATAAACATTCAAGTCTTTTAGCTTCGCCAGTAGTACCGATGATAGTATCTTTGTTGATTTTACCATAATCTACCCAACCATCACTTTGGATATGTGCTTTTGCATAAACTTCTTTATCTCCAAAATCAATTTGTATAGCTTCAAGCCTTTTTTGCTGTCCTGTTGTACCTACGATAGTTCCACTTTCTACCCAATCAGTCCATCCTACTTTTTCAATATGTCCTCTATATTTTAGAGCGTGTACGTATATGCGTGGTCTTAAAACACCTAGTATTCCTTCAGTATAAGCGTTTTCAAAATGAAAACCTTTACCAGCATTTTGTCCGTATTGTTGTACCATTGTATTTGATATTTTTTTATAGTACATTCCTACGTGGCTATGAGGTGCTGATTTGCTCCCCCAATCCCATACAATCCAGTCCCCTAATTTTGCTTCGCTGTATGGTAGTCTTATAAAATACTTTTCTACACCATTTTTACCATAATCAGTCCATAACCCATAGGCGTATTTTTTACTACCACAACTAAAGTTATGTTCTCCATACACGTCAACCACAAACTTCGCTATCCCGTCAACACATTGAACGCCGTAGGCTTTGTCTATATCGTAAGAGTGTCCGTTTGTTTCTTTTATAAACTCATCAGGTGTCATATATCTTGCCATATCTAATCTCCTTTCTAAAAGTGTTCCCTATCAGTAGGGTTATTAAGTCCTGCAAATACTTGAAATGCTATTGTAATAATGTCTTGTATTTGGCTTATCATGTCATTTGGTATTTCATAAACTCCAAATAACTTCAAGATTTCTGCGACTAATAATACTAATTGTGTCCAAAATACTGGACTTTTTAATCTTTCTATCATTTTTTCCTCCATTTCTTTAAAAAAAGAAGCATTACGCTTCTTCTTTAAACATATTTCCTAAATTGTTATGTTCTGTCATAAATAATTGAAATAATGTATCACTTACCATCATGTATTTAGCTTTCATTGTTTCATCATCACAATGTTTAGCCATTGTTTTCCATTTATAAGCATCTACCATTAAGTCTAACGTTTGTTTAACATATTTCTTAAACTCACATACTTCGTCTTCATATTCCATTATTTTCTACCTCCTGTTACTGCACTGGGTGTTCCTCTACGATTCAAATTACAACAAGATAGTATTACAAATTGTCCTTCAGTATAGTTAGAGTTCTCATTACCATATCCAATAGGATAATTTACTCTACGATTTAATTGATTTGCTAAGATTTCATTACCATATTTACATAGAACTGGTATGTTATTTTCTCCTACTTGTATAAATACAGGATAGTTTGAAGTTGCTTCTGGTATATTACAAGCTATTACTAAACGATAATTACCAGTATTTACTAATGTTTTAATTGGTCTATTTGGTATTAATACTACGTTGTTAGTTCCAGTAGTGAGGTTAGAACATATTATTGTATTATTCATAAACCCTCCTATTCAATAAAATAGACTAGACCTATATTGTCTAGCCATATAAGTCAAACTATACCTTAGTATAGTGAAGTTCCACTACATCCACATCCATAATAACAAGGTGGCTTTGGTGCAGTTGTTGCTAAGTTTCCTAAAATGTTTTCAGTGATTATTGCTGTTTGTCTAGTGTTAGATAATTCATCTCTAGTTACTGCTAATTTATCACGTAAATCATTGATAACATTTTCGCTCATAGCTCCTAATATAGTGCTAGTTTGGTTTGCTATTTGGTTACCGATAGCTGCTACACTATTTGATACTTGATTTGATAGGTCTTTAATTAATACTGCATTGTCGTATTTGTTGTTTAAAATGCTATCATTTACCATAGCAATACTTCCTTGTAATTGTCTTGAGTTAGCGTCCTGAGTCTGATTATAAAGCGATGCTTGTATATCAGCTAGTCCTAATGCAGTGTTGCCACCACCGAAACCAAAACCATTACCAAAACCAAAGATTCCTGCTATGATTAGTAAACCAATTAGTCCACTCCAGTCTAAACCCATACTTGATGTTCCGTTCATGCTTTTCCTCCTTTCCATATATCAACTCTTATGAGTTAATAATCTTAGATACTTGTTCTACTTGCTCTTGCGTTACACCATTTTGTTTCATTAAATCTGCAAGTGCTTGTTCTCTATTTGGACTATTCAGAAAAGCCTGTGCCATTTGCCTTTGTTGTGGTGTCATCATGTTCATTATTGCTTGTTGAGGGTTACCACTTTTTAATATTTGCATTATTAAGTTCATGTTCATTTCTTTTCCTTTATCTCCTTTTCTAACTCTTTAATACGTTCTTTTAATTGTTCATTTTCTATTTGTTCTGGAGTTTTTGGAAGTATAATCTCATACTCTTTTATATCTCCATTTACTTCCTTAATCGTTAATAAAGCATTATCCAAGCAAATAAAGGCTGTTTTGCGTTGCACGATTATTTCTTTTGGTGATTCGTCTTTTGTTATCATACGAGCCTCAAAATCAATTACAGGTGTTCCCATATTAAATATGTTTGTTGGTTGCTGATAACTTTTTAACATATCATCAATTTTTTCTCTTTGTCGTAATAGATTATCTACCATATAATTATTCATTTGTTCCTCCAAAATGAAATAGAGAGGTTGCTTTTACAGCAGTGTTTTAAACTACTTTATCAAGTCTTACTTTCCTCTCCTTTCGAGATAATTATTACATTTTTATTAGAGATATTTCTTTCTACTTCGTGCCTATAAATTGTCAAATAACTTTTAAAATCTTTTTGTGTATTTTCTTTATTTCTCGACTTATTGTCGATTCGCTTACGTTTTCAAGCATACTCATTTTAGTTATTGAGTATTCTTTTAATCTATATTCAAATATTCTTTCTTGTAGTTCACTAAGATATATCTTACTTTTGATTTCATTAACTTCTTGTTTAGTAAATTCAAATCTTAACACTACTTTCTTCCTCTATTACCGATGTATGCACCACATGTCTTGCAGTGTTTCTTTCCTTGCCTATCAGTAGTTGTTTGTGAGTTTCTAATGTATTGTGTAGTTGTAACTCTAATCTTTTGCTTTGCCATTTATATCACCATCCCTACCGATATAGTTGTTATCTCCATCCGTATTTTCTTGCTGTATTTCTTCTACTGTTTCTACTTTTGTATATTCAGTTTTTAAGTAAACAATATAACCTATTGAACCAAGAAAAGCCATAAATGTTATTATCCATATTACAAAATATTTATTACTATTGGAATTAAGAGTGTGTAATAATGCTAGTGCACCAGTGTTTTGATTTATATTTTCACGATTTTTATTTATGTTGTTAAAGTTATATTCAATTTTTGATTTAATTTCATTGAGTTCAGTTTTTATTTCTTGCATTTCTTCTCTCACTCTGATTTCCTCCCTCTCTTGTGATAAACTTCTACGTGTTCGTGTATCTTTTTATCTATTTTTTCATCAATTTCTTTGTCATATACATCTAGTTTGTTTTCTATCTTTGCTAATGTTTTTTCTATGTTTGCTAGTTTTTCTTCTATTTGACCTAATTTATAACTCCCATCTTTAGTATCTTCATTAGATTTGTCTTTTCTATTAAACAAAAGAGCTGCAAGTGAAATCGCCACAGCTCCTATTGATACATATAATTCCATACTACTCACCATCCCCATAATCTAACAAACTTCTCAAAGCTGTTCCATATATGATAAATGGTAAATCGTTATTCTCTTGTGATACGTTAGTAGTCCCCTCATAACTAAATGCACCCTCAATAGTGTCTAATTGGTTTATTAAGGTGTTATCTGTTATTAGTGATAAATAAGGGTTTTCTAATACATAATATACTGTTGTGTTATGTGTTGATAGCCAAGTTTTATATGATGATGTTGTTGAATGGTTTTCATCTTTTAAGAATATGTTGTTAGAAGATACTTGTAATGCAAACTGGTTGTTTTGTAAACTTGCAACAATGCCACTTTGAACTGGATTATATACATAATTATTGGATAAACCATTTCCCAAAAATGCAGTAAATAATTCAGTTTGAAAAATATTTTCATTTAATGTGTTATACCAAGTTTCACTACCATCTAACACTACTTTCAAAATAGCATTATACTTACACCATTGATTTGTTCCATAAGGTTCGTATGGACTAACACTACTTCCTTTTTCTATCATTATGCTATTTCTTATTTGTTCTTCTGTTAATGTATCTGCACTTTCGTTGTAATAGAATACACATAAATATTTTGCACTTATGGTTGTTGTTATTGTTATACTTGTTCCACTATCATTTGCACTATAATTACTTCCTGTTGTTCCTATTTCTGGTTGTGTTGTTGTTTCCATTACTCTAAATCTAGTTCCTGCTATTCTTGATATTGTATATGTTTCTCCACCTGTTATTGGTATATATAAAGTTTTTACATTTCCACCTGTTGTTAAAATACAAGCATCCGAAAAATAAACACTTAATAATTGACTTGAATTATCTTTATCAAACAAATTCTTCCCACTATTCTTAGTAAAGTAGTCTTTGTTGTTGTTTATGTTGCAGAACTCTAATGGTTTTGTGCCATAAGGTGTATAGTGGTTAGTCTTTTCTCCATATTCTAATTGACACCAAGTAGGTATTTCTTCTATTTCAATGCAAAATCTTATGTAGTAAACATCATTTCCTGTTGTAAATGTATATTTGTTTGTTGTATTACTTGAAGATATGTTTTTGCTACTATCATACATTATTATTCTTTGTATTGGTTTATTTAGATTACTTGAAAAAGTATAACTTGTATTTGGTTTAACAGGTAGATATTCCCTTATTCCTACATAACCGTTCCAAGTTGCTTCACTGCCATTTGAACTATATGCACTCTTTAATGTAAATGGATAACTTGTTGTATCTATTATATTCTCTACACCTAAATATATAGGATATGTTTGGCTAGTGTATGGCTCATAAGGGGTTGCACTTTCTCCTTTTTCTATTTGAATAGATACCACATCACTAGGAGATATTCCGTTTACACTGTAATATTGAATATTTGCATAATATATATCGTTAGGTATCGTTTTTGTTGAACTTAGCCCAATAGCTTCTCTTGATATGTAATTTTTATTTTTATCTAGGTATTGTATATCTCCACTATTTGAAGCATTATTTAAAACTGCACTTATTGTATATTTTTCCCCTGCTATTACTCTTGTTAGGTTTTTGCTTCTTATGTAATTATTTGAAGTAATTAAACTACCATCTGTATTGCTTCTTGCCCCTTGTTCCATCTCCCCATCAAATAAGTTCTTACCATTAATTACTATTTCATTATCTCCACTTACTACATTGATAGGTATTGGACTATCAGGTGTTGGTGTTCCTGTTTGGCTTGTGTTTCCTGCTAACGCAATATCTAGCCAAGCATTTCCAGTATTCTCTAGTGATAGTGTTTCTCCTTCTCCAGTTATCTTAGGTAGTACGTTATAGATAGTTTTATACTTGTCTAGTTCAGTTTGTGTTGCTAGTCCTGTTATATTTGCTACACCATTGTCTACTACTGATACTCCTTCTACTTGTACATCAGTTACGTTTCCATCTGCACCATTTGTTACATCAAAGGTATCAGTATCTCCGTTGTCATAAGTTATTGTGTAGGTATCTACTAAGTCTACTGTACCAGTCTTTTCTATGCTTACAATACCATTACCAGTATCTCCTTTTTCTCCGTTAGTTACTGTGAAGGTCTCAGTTGTTCCATCATCAAACGTAATAGTATAAGTATCTACTAAGTCTACTGTACTTGTTTTAGATATATCAGTGATTCCATTTCCATTAGTAACTGTAAATGTTTCAGTATCAGAATTATCAAATGTTATTGTATATGTATCAACTATTCCAGAAGAACCTGTTTTAGCTACACTTGCAATACCATTACCATTGGTTACAGTAAATGTATCGGTATCACCATTATCATAAGTTATAGTATAAGTGTCTACGTTACCACTAGTAGAAGTCTTTTCAGTTTTTGTAATTCCATTACCAGTATCTCCCTTATCACCTTTCTCACCATTTCTTACGTTAAAGTCATTAGTAGTTCCATTAGTTTCAGTTAGTGTCCATACGTTAACTCCTTCACTAACGTGTGATTCAGTTGTTTGCTCTACTTTTGCTACTCCGTTACCTGTTGCTCCTGTGTCTCCTTTAACTCCCTGTATTCCTGGTATACCCTGTTCTCCCTGAATACCCTGAATACCCTGTATTCCCTGGTCTCCTTTGTCTCCTTTGTCTCCTTTTTGACCTTTGACACCAGCGTTTAGTTCAATTTCAAACATAGGCATAAAATTGTCGTTATTCATTTTTTACTCCTTTCTTTACCGAATAATTCGAGTATTTTCTATTTGGGTTTAGTGTGTCTACTTCACCACTGCTTCGCACTAATACTAAGTCATATATGTAATTTCCTTCGTCTAGTGCTTGTGTTTCGGCTGGTGATACTTCTATCGTGCATATATCATCAGGAAATGTATTACATACCTTTTGTAGTAATGCGTCTCCACCGATAATCTTTCGTATTGTGAAGTATACAGAATCACCATCTTTGAACATACTCAAGTTATTGGTTTTGTTTTTACATTTAAACGAAAAAGAGGCAGTGTTGCCTCTTATCGTTTCCATGTCTAATGTATCTTTGTTAATGATTACCATTTAAACCTCCTATTTCTTACTTTTTTCATATTTCTCTTTGTAGTAGTCATATAATGCCATACCTTTTTTATCGGCAGTCTTTTTATGACTATCTGCATAAGTGTCTTTTGTATAAGTTCCATTTTTGTTTAGATAGTATAAGTTGTCTCCTACTATTGCGTAGTATGTATTATCTTGAATATTATCTAAGTCTTTTACTGATTTCTTAGCTAGTTCATTAATTTCTTTTTGAACTTCTTTTGCTTTGTTGTATTTTTCTTCGTTGTTTAATGTAGTATCACTTTGAATCTTGCTTTGTTCTTTTTTAAGTTCTGACATCTTCATATTTTGGCTATTAATATATGAGTATTTTAGTTTGTCTATCTTATCGGCATTAGTAGAGTTTTTCTTCTTCTCTAACTCAGTCATTGTATCGTAGAAAGTTCCTACGCTCTTGTTGCTATATGAAGAATCGGCTGTGAACTTAGATACAAATGGTTGTACTAATGGGTTATCACTTTGACCCGTTGCTTTTGGTGTTAACATCGGTAGAAATACATCTCCCAAACCTCCAGTATATTGGTCTAATAAATAGTTAATTCCCATAGGAGATTTAAAATTATCTGGTATTGGTGCGTCTTTTAATTGTTCTCCTAACCATTTACTAAATACATCGGTTTTTTCATTGTATTGTTCGTTTGTTGGTTTCTTTTCAAGCGATGAAGATATTATTTTGTTACCACTCCAAGATTTGTTATTACTAACAGCCGAAAATGGAGAAATAATATTACTTTCAAATGGGTTGTTTGGTGCTACTTGACCTTTAGCAAAGTCTATAAAACCACTAAATGCTTTTTCATCACCATTTGCATAGTCTTTTCCTCTGCGATAAGCACTACCTAGTATGCTCATAGCACGTCCTTTAGGTATTCTTATCCATGTTCCATCACTACCTTTAAATAAGTAATAGTTGTCTTTTATGTAGTCTTGTAATTCTTTGTATTCATCATCATCGTCATACATAGCATCATTTATCATTGTTGGTGCTATACCAAAAATAAATGCTTTTGTTAGTAGTTTTATTATTTGTTTCTTATCTCCACTAGTAAAAGCATCTTTAAAGTTTCTTATTTGTTTATCAAACCCCTGTATTGAAGCATTGAAGAAAGTACCACCATTTCTATTGATACTTTTTGCTACGTCTCCACCACGTTTGAAGTTAGTAGTTACTTCGGCTGCGTTGTATAGTGCCTCGTCTAATACTTGAGTTGCTGTCTTTCCTTTTGCTTTCTTAGAGTCTTTTACAAATAAGTCTCCATCTTTGTTTACTTCATATCCGTTTGCTTTTATTGTTGCTATAAACTCTGTTAAACGAGGTGCTGATTCGATTACTTCGTTACCTTTTGAAATAAAGTTCTTTAATGCTCGTCCTGGTGCTGTTACTGTTTTAAGCGCTTTATTGTTTTGAATCTTGCTTTTTTTATCAATAAACTCTCCCTCAGTAAAGTATGAGTCATCTTGCCCACCTAGTTGGCTATATAACTGTTTGTATACACCATTTTTAGAAAAGGCTTGTTTGACCCCAGTAGGATATGCTTTTAAAAACTCTGCTGTGTATTTACTATTGAAAGGTGCATCACCAATATCTTTTGCTGCGTTTGTTACCATGAATAATGGGTTATAGTTAGTTGTTAAGTTTCTAAATATTTTACTTAGTCTCTTAGGTGCGTATGTTGCAAACTTAAATACTTTGTTATTTTCAATTAATGATACTGTTTTATTTTTAACAAAAGCGTCATATATAGCTTTATTTATTGGTATCTCAGTTGCTACACCATTTTCAAAGTATGTCATTGTATATGTTCCATCATCATTTGATTTAACAAATTCAGGGTTTGTTCCAAACATTTCTTCACCATATCCTAGTGAATCGTTTTGACTTCCTACTCCCATAGCGTGTGCTAGTTCTCTTACTGCTATATTTTTTCTTTCAGCTTGTAATTGAGTTTGTGTATAATCAGCAATAGTTTCCATAATAGGAAGTATGTTTTGAGTACCACCTTTTGCTGTTTCTACTGTTTTATTTACTTGAAGTCTTCCATTTTTATCTATTATTGTTCTGTTATTTGTTTTAGGTTCATCAACTTCCCTTTGTATTCTTACATAGTGTTCGTTATTTGCTAGGTTTTTGTATGTATTCTCAGTAATTAGTCCACTATCATAAAGGTTCTTTAATTCGTTATGTTCATAAGTCCATACATTTTTAGCTATTCTATTTAATTCAGGATATTTTTCATCAAGTTTAGCTATTTCCTGTCTAGACATTTCAGTATTATAACCAGGAGCAAACACATATTTATATCCTCCGTTGTTTCTAACTATTTCTTCTGCCTCTTGTTGTGTTAATTCTCCGTTTTCTATTTGTTCTTGTAATGAATCAAGCATTTGTTGACCTGATTCATTTAATTGATTATATCTATCAGTATTAAGCCAGTGTGCCAAGTATTCATTTAATGCTTTCTCTGGTATTCCGTTTTTCTTAGCATCTTCTCTAATACCATTTAAAGACATTGTAGTCTTCTTTCCATTTTCGTCTATAAAGTTTTTAAACTTTTTACCATTTAAGTCAGCTTGTGCTACTCCAATATGTTGTTGTGCTTCGGCTCTTGCTCTCATTGACCTATCAAATGTTTGTGTAACCGATGGTCTTTTTGTTAATTTAGCAATTCTTTCTATTTCTCCTGCATTTGAGACCATTAATCTATATGTTTCTCCTGCTACGTCTAATAATAGGTCTTTCTTGCTTTCTTTTTGTTCTTTAGGCTTTTCGGTTAAAATCTCAGCTACTTTTTCGTCAACACCATTGTTTACGAAATGTTGTTTTCCTTCTTCACCAGTTAAGTTAACTTTTTTAACTTCTTCTTGTATTGGCTCTGCTATATTTTCGTTAGGTGTTGGTTCTTCAATAGGAGTTTCTTGTTGCTGCGTTCTTTCATTGTTAATCTCACTATTTTGCTTTATTTTACTTTCAAATCTATTAATTAATCGGTTTATCTTATCGTATTGGCTTTTTGTTTGTCTATAAACATCAGCACCTTCCATACGAGCTGATTCTAAAAAGCCATCTCCACCAAAAGCCACATCTCTAATTGTTTTTAGTTGATTTATTATATCTTGAGGTGTTGCGTTCTCATTAATATCTTCTTCAAAGCCAATTGTTTCCATCAAGTCTTTATATCTTGTTTTTATCTCGTTGTATTCTTTTTCATTGAGACCATCTCGTTCTTGATTTTCTACCTGTTCTTGTTGGTTATTATCTAACACTTCGTTATTAGTTGTTTTTAGCTCGTTCTCCACGTTTTGTGGTGTTGTTTGAGTATTTATATTATCTTGTGGTTTCGTTTCTATATTAGCCGTTTCTGTTTGTTGTACGGGTTGTTCTATTTGCTGCACGTTTTGAGTAGGTTGTTGTACTTTTATTGCTCCACTTTCCATACCACCCATAATTCTATCTTTTGCTACATCCTCAATTTCAACGTCATTGTTTGCTTCTACATCGCCTCTTGCTACGTCTTCTCTAACTTGTTTCTCCTGGTCGGCTAGTAGTCCGTTTACTATTGTTTGTGCTTCTTCAAATGATATGTTATTGTCCTGTGCAAATGCACTAATTATTTGATTTCTTTGCGTTGTTGTTAGTACATCTCCTCCAAAACCAAGTATTGCACTTGTTAGACCTGCACTGATAAACGATTTTAAGCTATCTTCACTGAATAGTGCGTTCCATCCATCTTCTAATGGGTTGCCTGAGTTGTTCTCCATACCATAGTTATAACTTTTATCAGCCATGTGCATTAAGTCGTTACCCATTGATACTAGAGCATTAGATACCATTTCCTCTGCTCCTTCTTCAAAACCACCTGCTATTTTTAAGAATATCTTAGCTGTATTACTACCTAGTCCTGATTTAACTTTGTTCGCTAGGAAGTCTTTAACTCCTAGTTTATCTGCAAAACCTGCACTCTTTATACCAGGCATAGCGTCAAATAATTGCTCACTTGCTGCTTCGGCTAGTCCATTTATGAAACCATATCTTGCTGCATCGGCGTCATTTGCCCCGTTTTTATAAGCCTCAGTTCTAGCATTACCATAAGCACTCATATAACTATTAGAACCACTGACAGCTAATTTACCTAATGTTGATAGTTTAGTTGCTCCAGAAGCTGTCGTTGTTGTTAGCCCTGCACTTCCTGCTAAAGAACCACCTACTGCTCCCATAGCTGCCATAGCTGCGATGTTTCCTAAGCCTTCACCAATAGAATCACTCATGTCTCCTAAGTAAGATTTTTCGTTGATTTTGTTTCTCCACTCATTACCTAGTAAAGTATCTTGTGCATTTTCATTAGTTCCAAATAATGAACCTGTTGAATCAAACTTAGCGTTATCTCTTAGGAAGTCTCTATATCCTCCAGTTACATCACTAACTACGTTGTTTTCTCCTAGTAGTTTTTTACCTAGTTTAGACCAAAAGTCTGCTGCATCACTGACTTTGTATTGTAAGAAATCGGATAGTCCTTCTATTGTTTGTGAAGCTCCTTTACCTACATCAGCTCCAAAGTCCCACATTGTATTTGCATAACCTTCTAATGGGTTAGATGCTCCACTCTTGAAGAAACCTCCGTTTTTATTGTTTAATTTATTGATTTGCTGTGTTTGTATATTTTGATTTGCGTCATTGAATAATGCAATATTGTTTACAGTAGGTTTAGTTACTGTGCTTTTTGAACTTTGCGTTCTCTTTTGTGTATTACCACCTGTTTGTACTGTTGGAGCTACATATTGGTCTGATGACACTTGTTTTGATTTTATATAAGAGTCAATTTCATCATCGGTCATCTTTTTTAATTTAGCCATATTGCACCTCCTTATATGCCATAAGATTTATAAATCATATCTGCATCTGCTTTAGTTATACTTCCGTTTCGTAAACCACTAGCTATTACATTGTCTAGTTGTGATTTAGTCTTTATGTTTTGTGCATTTTTTACGTACCATTGTGTTGCGTTTTTAGAACTAAATGTCTTAGGAGATGTTACAGAAGATATTTTGTAATCACTATTGCTTGTTTTACTTGCTGCACTATTTCCTAATACACTTGCTACTGCATCTGCTGCTGCATTTGCTACTTGATTTACTGTGCTACCACTTGATTTGTTGTTAGACACACTCTTTGTAGAACTACTTGTTCTACTTACACCACTACCACCACCCGAGCTAAAAGCTCTTCTCAAAGCATCTTGTCTGCTTTGATTATATTGTCTAACTGATTCATCAAATTGTTTTTGTGCGAACTCTCTCTCCCATTGTTGTTGTCTTTGGTCTAGTAAGTTCTTTATGTAATTTGCTTCAACTTCTGCATTTGCACTAGCTAAGCCACTATTGTAAGCGTTTTCTGCATCCGTTCTACGTCTTGCTATATCTGCTATGCTTTGTGCTTCTGCTGCGTTAATTGCATTTAGTCCGTTTTGTAATGAATTTTGTCTACTCATTTCATATTGTGCACCAATGCCACTATTAGCTCGACCTGTGTTTGCTAGATATTCCTGAAAGTTTCGTGCTGCTACTCTATTGTTTGCATTTGCTGTGCTACGTTGTGCTGCATATTCAGGCTTTATCTTAGCTTCTTCGGCTTGTAAGTTAGATAAAGAAGCATCTTTTTTAGCTTGTAAGTCTGCCATAGCTGCATTTTTTTGTGCGTTTTTTAGATTTTGTAACTCTTGTTCATAATTCACTTATATCGCCTTCTTCCATACTCCATTTATTTTTGTATATGGTACTCCTACTTTCCATACTCCGTTTACGTTTACATAAGGAATACCTCTTTTCCATACCCCATTAACGTTTACCCACATATTTCTGTTAATAGTACATAGGTTAGTTATTGTTGTACTTTCTCCTACTTTGGTTTCTCCATTATAGGTTTCTATCTTTGCTTTAATGTTTACTGTGTCATCATTTCCTACTGCATTGTAGATTATGTCT